TCTACAATTCTCTTTGTACCATCAAGTTGGTTCTTAGTTTTAATCCACTCCATTTCTTTCTCTTTGAACTCCCAAATGTCTTTTCGGTGTTGCTCAATTAAATAAGTTAAGTCGAGAGGGCCCCTGTCTTCTTTATTTTTAGTGTCTTTCATATATTGACAATATAGGATAGTTACCTTAAATTGTCAATATGGGATTACCTAAAAGATTAACAGATATGCAAAAAAGATTCGCTGAATTTATAGTATTTGGCGGACCAGATGGCCCACTCACTCAGACCGAAGCGGCAAAGCTAGCTGGCTATTCTGAAACTAGAGCTAGGCAAGAAGGATCAGAATTAATGAACCCGAGAGTATCACCATTAGTGGCAGGATATATCGGCAAACTAAAAGAGGAGAGACTTAAGAAATTTGAAGTCAATTATGACGGACATGTGGCAGAACTCGCACGTATTAAAGAGCTTGCTTTAAAGAAAGGTTCTTTCTCTTCTGCAGTAAACGCAGAAACAAATCGTGGAAAGGCAGCAGGATTGTACATAGACAGAAAAATAATAAAAACAGGTAAATTAGAAGACATGTCAGAAGAGGAGCTACAATTAAAAATGAAACAAATACTAGCCGATTACGAACCTCTGTTAAATGCAAAGACAATTGAAGGCGAGACAATTGAGTTACCTAAATCTTCTGAATCTTCTTCACCCAATCACGAGGAATCATCGTCCGATCCCCAAAAGTAAAACTACCATCGTCTTCTTTATCGTAAGAGGCAAAAAGTTTAACTGATTTATTATCTTTAGAATAGAGCCAACCTTCATTAACTGGATAAGCTAATTTCATCTTATTAAATTCTTTTTCATTGGCCCAGCCTGAGTCACTCATGGCGTCGACCCACTCCACTCTGACTTTAGGAAAAGGTATATCAGGAGTTATTTGAGTTATGATTCTTTTTCTTCTTTTCTTAGGCATATAAGAGTTCTACCAGATAAATCACTTAATGTTAAGCAGCCTTACGCGCGCGCGGAGGCACTACTACTTTGGACATTATATAATGTCCAGTTGTATAAAAAATGTCCACTAAAATGTCCACTAAAATCGATTAGAAATGTTGGTATTATTGTCTTTTTTTCTTCTTGGACATAAAGACACTTTTTTTTCATGTTTTTTTTAAGTGATACTAATTTATCTCCAGAATCTCTTATGTAAATGTCCGGTCTAATTTGTACCATAATATTGCCTCAAAGTGGCCATATTCTCTTTGGCATCCGCAACTTTGTGTAACAATTTGTCAATTTCGCCCGTGATGTCTGTATGCTCTACAATCACCGCATGGGGATTGGTCATCAACAGATCTATTTTAAGTAGTGCGTCTTCCATCTGGTGCTGGTAACGTACCATCAGAGCTTTGTATATTTGTTCTCTCATTTGTCCTCCTTCTTCTTTAATGAATCACCAAAGGTGCCTCTAAAGCCCCATGATCCGTGGTGCGTGGTCCATGAGTCCAGATTCCCGTAAATACTTATCTCGGCGTCTGCTACGAGGTCACAGAACGATAAATCTTCACCTTTCCACTCCCCNCTATCTAACCCAAACGACGTATCCCAGAAATTATACATATANTTCTCGGTAGCTCCTTTCGATCCAATTTCTATATCCATTTTATCTTGGTGGTCTTTATCAAATTTAATTTTATATTTAGGATTTAATTCTATTAGTTTTTCAAATACCTTTCTCTTAATTAACATCAATCCAGCAGGAGCTGACTTCAACTCAACCAAATCAAACGGTAGAATCTTAATCTTCTCAGGGTCTGGGAACTCTACAGGATATTTAACTTTAAGAGGATTCTCTTTTAATCTATATGGGGTAACAACTATATCTTTCTCAGGGACTAACATTCTAAGGACCGTCTCATGTGAGAACTCTACGTCCGCATCAACAAACAACATATACTCATAGCCTGAAGCTAGGAATCCTGCAGTTAATAAATTTCTAGCATGAGTCACGAGGGATGATTTAACAGATTTAAATACACATTCGATTCCAGACTTAGCTAACACTGCGTAAGTATTTAAGATAGACACACACGTCTCTACCTTCATAGTATCATAACAGGGCATAGCGATGTAGACTCTTGGTTTCTTAGTCTCCGTCATTTAGATATATCCTTCATAGGTGTAATTAGTTTAGCTGTTCCATCTTCAGTTTTTTCAAAAATATTATCATCAGTTATTTTAAAATTAGCAGCAATTGAAGTCCTTGTAACATTAGAATAAAACGTACTTACAGAATGAGTTAGGTTCCATGGAAAAATAAAAAAGTCTCCAACTTCTGGCTTAAAATCAAATGAATTTGTGTGAAAATTTTGGGGGTTACCCATAAAGAAGCTTAAAGCCGCCGGGCCGTTGCCGGTCCCTTTCCAGTTCTTCTGTTCTTTAATAATAGGTTTAGGAATATCTACAAAAATAACTGAAGACAAGTGACAGTCATGATGGATGTGTGGGGGATTACCTTCTCCCTTCTTCATAAAGTTTACCCATGCTGCAGTAACGTCAACACCTTTAAGAACAAGACCATACCAAGTTTTGTAAGCATCTTGATAAGCTCTGAAATAAGGTCTTACAATATCAATGTATTTCTTTTTATCGAGTAGCCGTTCATCTTTAATGATGCCAGCTAAATTTTCAGACCAGTTCTGTGTTGCTTGATTACATATCTTACGTAAAGCTTTAAGGTCTGTCTCATTAATTTTAGTTTTAAATAGTAAAGGGCCCCAGTGATAGATTTTATATTCTATCTCCTTCAAACCCATGCTATCTTCTCCACCGACTGTAGCTACCCTGGCTAAGTTTCGTTTGAAGTTTACTGGTTTTTTCATATTATCCTCTCTTGTTGCATTCTGCGACATGATTCTTTAAGACCGTGCCGTCTTTTGTTTGTATACTTTGAAAAAAAGTTACTAATGTAACTCTTTCTCCTCCAAAATTATCTGCTTGATGATACTCATGACAATCAAATAGTAAAGCTCTATTAGGTTTAAATACTACTTTAGTCTTTAAATCAAACTGGCTATTGTGTTTGTTAACCACATCTTTAAATTTTTTAGTTTTCATTTTAGCAGGATTCTTAAATGCATCCCACTTCAGGGGGACGTACCCATCTCTGTTATAAGGATAAGTCTTGGGTTCATGAAGACTGGTCCCTCCAGAGTTTTTACCGGATATAAAAATAATAGAAGAGATTTCGTCATCATCTTGATGAATAAATCCAGTCCCTTGGAAAGGTATTTTTTGAAACTGCATCCTAGCAGTAAATTTAAGATCTTCATAGTTCATAGGATAGAGAGCTTCTATCATTTTAGCACAAGTCATCTCAAAGAAAGGATAATTAACTTCATGTAAAAGTTTTGATCGAAGACCAGGCCAGTTACCATCTTCAGGAGGAAAGTATTCTACTTCTTCTGAAAATTTTTTAACAGCTTCAAAGTTATTAAAAAAATTATCTATTATTACTGTTGGCCATTTCATTTAGTCATTTCTTTCAACAAGTCTTTCAGGTCTCCTTGTTTAATTACATTCTCTTTCTCATCAAACTTTAACTCATGATACATGTCTAATCTTTTTAAAAACTTATGTTTCCATGAACGTAAATCAGCCCCGGAAAACTTGAATTCTTGGTAATATAGGTCAGGAGTACAGACCATTATTATACCTTGTTTAATTTCAGATTTATGAACGTAGTCGTGCGCCATACAGTACGCAGCAATTTGTAAGAAATAGTCATCTATCCATTCTAACTTCTTAGGACGATTGGCTTGCTTGAAATCGATGATAGTATCTAAACCATTATGATTGCATACCAAGTCAGTAGACCCAGCGTATAACCCAGGGTAATACAACGTGACTTCCGAGCCGTAATATTCTTCAACAGGAAGTAAACCTTCTTCAATAATTTTTTGGGCCATGGGCTTCGCCTCTTGTCCGATCCCCGTAAGATCATCGTAGCCAATTCCTGATACATGAGATTCAATGAATTTGTGCATGGAAGTTCCCCTCCTACTACTATAATTTTTGATTCGTTCTGCTTCTTGTTCTCCAACTTTGGCCTTCCAGTCTTTTAAAAATTGTTGATTTTTTGTTTTGCCTAATATCGTAGTTACGCTTGGAAGTCTAGCCCCATTAATATCATAGATCCGTGATCCTTGGTCCGTGATCTGTGTGCCACTCACATATTTATATTTATTGTTTATCTTCATTTTTCTTTCTTATATCGTGAAGAATAATGACACTACGCATCCAGGCCCACGAGTTAATACGACCAGTTATTTTGGATATCCAATTATATATTTTATAAAGTATTTCATTTTTCATATTTTTTTATTTAACTTCTTAAAATCTTTTACTTTTACTTCATCGTTTATGATTCCTTGTTTTTTCCATTCATTGTATCCTTTAATCCAGTTAGGATCAGGTTGATCCGGGTCCTTTTTTTTAAAAATTTCATTCCATCTTTTTCTATAATTATCGGTGGAAACCCTTGATTTTCCGTCCCATTTTCTACCTTTATCTTTACGACTCATGATACAAAAACCATCATAAATAGACTCAAGACAATCATTAGACCAAGCCCAGTGAACACTAATATAAAAAATTTATCCCTTGGGTCCTGCATATTGTTTCTTGGCTGCGTTATATTTTTCCATATCTTTTAACTCAACTGAGTTAGCTACATTACCGGACACTGATATTCTAGTTACATCAGAATAGAATGGCGCTACATAATGTTTTACCCATGCAGGAAAAATAAACATGTCTCTGTTTTTAGGTTTGATTGATTGATAAGTTATAGCTTGTCTGTTTCCTTCACCATATAAAAATCCAAGTGAACCAGGTCCACCTGAATTACCTATATAGTCTTCTTGTTCTTTAGTTATTTCTGGAGGTACATCTAAAAATATAACAAAAGATAATGCATCACTGTGATCGTGTGGTGGATTAAATTCATTCTTCTTCATAAAGTTAACCCATAAAGATGAAAGCAA